CTTGTAAATCTCTATCACTCACAATCAATCCGAATATTGAGAGAGAATTACAGATAGGGAGCACAGACCCTAATGATATTCTAAATAAACAGTTTAGTGTGGAGGGCGAGTTTGAGCTAGTCTTAACTAATGAAACTTACAGAGATTTGGTGGAAGCTTCAACAGACCGAGCAATTCTGATTAAGCTGGAAGATACGGCTACGGGTCAATCGATCCCGACATCTACGGGGACTGATAAGCCTCTGATTCAATTCACAATGCCGAAATGTCAGGTAACAGAACATGATGTGGCTTACCCGAATGATGATTTCGTGACAGAGACAATCAAATTCAAGGCTCTGTATGATAGCTCTACGGGGGTAACAGAAACAATCTCGGTCAAGGTTCACAATACGACTACTTCTTATACAACTTAATAATTAATAAGGGAGGTTGAGATGGACAGTCCGATTAAGGAGATAATAACTCCTAAGACGAAGACAAAGGTGGAATTGAAGGAGTGGATTACGGGTGGAGATTTTGAGGAATTCCAAAAAGAATTGCTTAAAAGTATAAAAATAGGAGCAGATGGAACTCCAGTCGGAGCGATAGATTCTTCTGTTGTTATTGCCCAGAATCACAAGGCGATTGATTTAGTGGTAGTCAGCATAGATGGTGGGGCAGAAGCTATCCTAGATACCCTAAAGGCTTTGCCTAGAGAAGATTATCAGTTTGTCCTAGATGCGATAAATGAAATCACAAGCCCAAAAGTTTCAGGAGCTTCGGTTACGAATATGGAAAGCTCCTAAAAGGGTCAAAGATAAAAGCGAATCTACCTCCTCAATTTACTGTGGCGGTGGTTTGTAGGGAAACTGGTTGGACTTATCAGAGGTATAAGGAACAGCCATACTGGTTAATACAGATGCTGATTATGATGATGAATGAGGAGGGTAAAGAAAGTAACAAGAAAAAATAATGGCGGAATCTAGACTTCAATTAGTAATAGATGCCCAAGATAATGCTAGTAAGGCATTAAAGGGTTTGTCTGGGAATCTGCAAAAGATGAAGCCTCAATTTCAGAAAATGGCTATCTGGGGGACTGCGGCTTTCTTGGCCATAGGGACTGGTGTATTTAAAGCTACGCAGATGGCGGTAGATGCCCAAGAAACTTTTAACAAGTTTAGTGTAGTATTCCAAGATGTGGGAGATGAGGCGGAAGCGGCGGCTAAAGACCTAAGGGATAATTGGGGATTAGCAAGTAGCTCTGCCAAAGAGCTTCTAGGTAATACAGGGGACTTGCTTACTGGGCTAGGAATGACAGGCGAAGCCGCTTTAGAGTTGTCCACTAAGACACAGAAATTAGCCATTGATTTGGCTTCTTTTACAAACATACAGGGTGGAGCCAAGAGAGCGAGTGAAGCTATAACTAAAGCTATGCTTGGAGAGCGAGAAATGATGAAGCTCTTGGGTGTAGTTATCAGAGAAGAGGATATTAAGTTAGCTCTGGCGAATAAGGGACAACAGAATCTAACAGGTAGTGCTTTGTTGGCGGCTAAAGCCCAAGCGACCCTAGATATTGCTATGTCCCAGAGTAAAAATGCCATGGGAGATTTCGCTAGGACTTCCGACCAAGTTGCTAACCAACAGAGGATATTAGGAGAAAGATTTAAAGAAATGAGCGAAGAGATAGGAGTATTATTTATTCCGATATTATCTGATTTGGTAAATAAGATGTTGCCAGTCATTAAGGGTATTACTGATTGGGCGAGAGAGAATCCCGCTTTTGCTAGAGGAGTTATTATAGCTACCCTTGCCATAGCGGGTCTGGTGGCTGTAGTAGGGTTACTTGGATTAGCTATTGGAGCTATGAGCCCTGTAGCTACTTTGGTTATTGCTGTGATTGCTTCTATCGGCATAGGGATTGCTGTATTAGCAAAGGTATGGAAAGGGATAAGCAAAGCATTTACAAGGGATCTGGGAATGTTTAGAGATGGATGGAAGGAAACTAAGGTATCATTAACTGAAACCGCTTCAGGAATTGGTGAAGCGATTGAAGGCTTAACCGAAACCTTTTTAGAAACTTGGGATACGGTAAAACAGGCAACATCAGAAGCTTGGAGTGAAATCTTAAATATTTTAGATTTTGCTTTAGCATTTATTAAAGGATTAATTATCTTAACGCTAAATGCTATCTTCCCAGAATGGAGGGCATGGTTATCTGAAATGATATTATCTCTTCAAATATGGGGCGAGGAGTTTATAGCATTTTGGACTTTGGCTTGGGATAGTATAAAGCAAATTGTAACAGAGCATTGGATGACTATTTCAACATTTCTTACAGAAGTATGGACTAGATTAACAGCTCGCTTCCAAGGGCAGATAACCAAGCTTACCACTATTCTAAATGTCTTTAAGTCTGTTTTTGCTCCCATTTGGACTGCACTATGGAATAGTGTAAGTGGAATCTTTATAGGTATATGGGAGGGAATCAAAGCGGGCTTTAAGTCTTTTGTAAATTGGATTATTGAAAAAATCAATAGTTTAATCGGTGCGATAAATAAATTGATAGAAGGAATTAATAAGGTAGCTACAGTAGGTGGGCGATTGGGCGGAGGCATACCTACGATTCCTAGCATTCCATTCTTAGCTAAAGGCGGTATTGTTAAAAGACCTACGCTAGCTATGGTTGGTGAGTCGGGTCCCGAAGCGGTGATTCCTCTTAATCGGGCTGGAGCGGGAGCGGGAGTAGGTGGAGTAACTGTAAATCTGAGTATCGGAACACTTGTCGGAGCGGGCATGGATATGGAAGATCTATCACTCATGATTGGCGATACTATTATGGATAAGTTGAAAACTAATATGCGGGTCTAATGGCTAAAAGTCTAAAGATCACAATAGGCGGAACTATCCGAACAACCTTGATTGACTGGACATCTATTAAGATCAAGAAGAATCTTACCTCACAGGTAGATACAGCCTCATTCCAATATGAGAAATTCGGGGATAGGACTTGGGAACCCGCAGAGAATAAAGAAGTCATCATCGAATTTGATGCTGATGCGGGAGCTGGATTTGAAAGAATTTTTGCCGGATATACTACTTTTGTAGTAGCTGATGTAGAAAGGGCAGGACATAGGATTTATACAGTCAAGTGTAAGGATTATAATTATGTTTTAGATAAACGCTTAGCGGTTGCTTCTTATGTTAGTAAAACTCCGAAGCAAATAGTAGATGACTTGATAGCTAATTATGCGTTTGGAGATGGTTTTACTACGACAGGAGTAGATACCACCCCGACTGTAGATAGAATTGATTTTAATTATATCCCTGTTCGTCAAGCCATTAAAAAGGTAGCTGATATTACTCTTAAACAATGGTATGTAGACGAGAACAAAAAGATAAGAATGTTTAACAAATTAGATATCCCCGCTCCGTTTGATGTAACTGATTCTAACGGAAATATGCTTGACGGGTCGCTAGATATTATTGAAGATATTACCCAATTAAAAAATAGAGTGGTAGTGAGGGGTGGAGAATATGATGGTAGTCAGCAAACAGATAAATTCGTAGGGCAAGGAGCAACGGGAGCAGAAAAAGATATTTTCGTATTGGGGTATAAGCCAAAACTCAATTTAGCGACTGGATTTACCATGATAGTTTCAACCGCTACTGGTGGAAGTCCCGCTACAGGGACTCTAGGCATTGAGGGATTGGCAGATGAATCAGTAGTAACCGCAGTCATTAGTCAGCGAAGCCAGACATTACGGTTCACTACAGGGAACGCTCCCGCAGCAACCTATAAGATTAATTGCACCTATACACCGCTTCTGCCCGTAATCATAGCCGTAGAAGATACCTACTCTATCTCTACTTACGGATATAAGGAGCATCAGATTAATGATGCTAATATCGCCTCTCAGCAAGCCGCCAAAGATGCAGGTAATGCCGAGCTTAATTCTTATGCTTTACCGCTTACTAAAGGGAGCTTCGATACTTTAACAGACGGATTAGATTCAGGGCAGATCATAAATATTGATTCTACATTCGGAGGGATTGATGATAACTTCTTAATTTATCAGCTAGTAATCCGCATGCACACTCCGACTACGCTAGAATATACTGCTTTGTTTACATCGGAAACTAACTTTGGATTCATAGAATTTCTACAGAAGCTATTGCTAGATCCAGAGCAGATGATTGATGGTTTCGGTATAGGTAATATAAGGAAGGTAGAGGTTAAGAAGGAAAAGCTTGCTATAATAGAGTCGTTAAGCAGTTCAGTCGGTGGAGATACCCTTATAAAAGATGCGGTAGAGTTAATCGAAGATACTGCTTCCGCAATAAATACTCCGCATACTTGGGTCTGGGGTGCATACAGCCCGACTGGAATAGCAGATGTTCGCAGACCATTATTCTATGATGTGGATAGTAAGTGGGGATAATAAAATAAGATTATGAAAAATACATTTCAAGCAATTAAGGAAATAGAGTTTGGCATTAGGTATAACTATAAGATTACTAAGGCCAGTATTAAAACTCCGAAAGCAAAAGTAATATACCAGAACGCTCTGGAAGCTTTTGATATAGGAAGCAAGGAAAAGGGTATGAAGCTTGTCCGCCAGTTAAATAGTTTATTCGGGAGGGTAGTTTCATTCGACCATAATATAGTCCCAACAGTAGGGCTTACTCAATTAGCTAAAGCATTGAGCGGGAATTTGGGCGGGACTACTGGTTTAGAGATTAATTACGGAGCGGTAGGAACTGGCACCGGAACTCCTGCTCTTGGCGATACGACTCTAGGGACAGAGATCTTCCGAAAGACAGATAGTTCTTTGGCCTATGCTTTAGGTAAAGCGTATGTAAGTATGTTTTTTACTGCTGCAGATTTTTCTACTACGGGAGCAACGAATCTAAAGGAGCATGCCCTTTATATTGAGGGGACTACTGGAGTAGATACCGGAACTCTTTGGAGTCGGCTTTTATTAAATCCTCCTACGGGACTCGCTAAGACTAATCTTGAAACCTTGACGATTGATTATGAAGTAGAATTTACTAACGCTTAATCATGGTAGTTGTAATATCTAAAAAAGTTGTAGCAGAGACAGAAGCTAAATCAGCAGATGCTAATTTATTTGGCAGTAATTTAAATCTTAGAGTAGAAGCACAGGGAACTCCTGACACCACAGTTAAGGTTTTAGCGGGGATAGCTTTATTCTCTAGAAAAGATATTGTAGAAATTGCAGATACGAATAGCACAGGTCTGGGAGTGGCTTCGGCTAATCCTAGAATTGATGTCGTTTCTTTATCATCCACTGGTGGGATTACAGTTACCAAAGGAACGGAAGCTGGCTCTCCTACTAGACCAGCCGTCCCTGATGATGAATTATCCCTAGCGGATATTTATGTTCGGACAGGCACGGGCTTAGTAGTAAAA